GAGGAGCACAACCAAACAACAGATGTATATGGGACATACCTTCTTTCACGGTGAAAGATGAAACTCCTGATTGGAAAGTGCAAACCTCTGAGTGGAATGTAGAAGATAGTAGAGCGTGGCGGACAGAGGATACCGACAAGTTCTTCTATGAAATAGAGGAAAAGAAAAATGATTAAAAAATTATGGGAAAAAATCAAAAGTTGGTTTTGGACTAAAGACTAATGATTGGGGGTTGTTATGGACTACAGGTTCACAGCAATACTTATAATTTTGTTATGTTTGTTGGCGGTTTTTGTACGGCCACCACAGCCGTTGCAAGTTGATCCAAAAGATTATATAATCCCGCTACCAAAACCAAAACATGAGTAAAAAACCTTTAACAATATCTGAATCTGCCGCCGTGCAGATGCCTATGAAGACGGTTGCTAGTCTAATAATAATCGTGGCACTCGGCACCATGGGCTATTTTCAAATGGTAGAAAAACTTAACCAACACAGCACAAGATTAGAATTGATGGAAAAAGACCTGGAAGAAAATACAGAGTTTAGAATAAAATGGCCACGAGGCCAACTTGGAGCACTTCCTGCAGATAGCGAACAATTTATGATGATCGAAGATCTTTACAAGACCACCGATAAATTAAACGCGCACATAGAAAACATGGCATTGAATAAAGTTAATATAGAATTTTTAAGAGGTCAGATGGATAAAGTATTAATTGATATTGAAAAATTAAAAGATGCCAACAGAGAGATGAAATATACAAATGGGAACTCACAATGATAGAGGTTGTAGTGGCTCTTTTAATGTTTTGGGACGGAGAGATTAAGGAACATCGTATTCAAGAAAGCATGGCTGCGTGCCTTCGCGCCCGTCGTGTAGCGGAAAGAGAGTTTAATCCTAACGTGTCTTACAAGTGTATACGTAGTGAGGCAGAAACAGAAGTATACATGGGTGAAAAATCAATCAAAAAACTCCACCTCAAATAAGGTTGCAAAAGAATTAAAAGATAGACGATACCATCAGCGTGTGGTACGATCAAAGAAGATTTATGACAGGAAAAAATTTCAAAATAACAGCAGAGATAGTTAATGGTATTTGTCCAACATGTGATGAGTACACACCACTAGTTGGTATAACCAAACAATTTTTTAGATGCCTAACATGTGGTTCTGATTTAGAGCAAAAAGTAAATGGTAAGATAAGTTATATACCACACCTATCTAAGAACTCGTTAAAATCTCAGGTAGATCAATATTTCGATGGCGAAGCGTAAATTTACAAACTTTGTACCAAGACCAAAACCTCGTAAACGTCCGAGAAGACACACAAAAAGCCTTAATAAACACAAGAAAAGATCGCACAAGCCCTACAACCGACAGGGGAGAAAACAATAGTTGACAAATAATCTTAAATGATTATCCTATAGTCATGAAAGAAAAAACTATAACAATAAAAACAAACAAAATATCTCAACGACAATACTCAACATTGTTGTTAGAGTTAAACATAATGAAACAACAATGGAGATCTTACGGCGTAAACTTACAATTGTCAGCTCCTAGTTTAAAAAAAATAATAGCGTTAGGCACATCGAATGGCACAGAGAAAAGATCTTGATGAACTAGCTAATCTTTGGAACAAAACAAAAGATCCAAAGTATAAAGAACTATGGTATAAACTTGTAAAGGAGATACATGGAACTAATTATTTTAAACGACAATTTGTATCAACTAATTCCAGTTACAAAACAGATGATGGATGGAATAGTTTTGACAAACGACGTTGATTGTTTTGATCTTTGCGAGATACTTAGATTAAAACTATCTGGCTATGTAGATACGCTAAACTTGCATATCATGAATGATGGTAGTGCACTGATTGGTTGTATGTGTAGATAAACCTACCCTAAAGAGAGAGTGAAAGGGTAGGTAATGGTGAGAAGATAATCTCGCCATACCATAATTCTGCCATATTGTCAAATCGTGTTTTGTGGTGTGCAGGTAAACCTAATAAACATGCTGTGTTCGTTGACTTCTTTTCTGCCAATTTCTTTCATTTTCTTTTCTGATTCTTTATAACCAAACATCAAGCAATCATACTGACTATTAAATAATTCAGGCCATTGGTGAGGCGGCATACATATTTGTTGCGTTTGCGAACAAAGAATTAATGCTAAAACAAATTTCATACTTGACAATCCTATAAAATCAACTATATATCGGTTATTAATATGAAAGGAAACAAACATGACTGATATGTCAAAGTATAAAAATGTTTCACTAACAAAAGAAACATATGCTATTTTAGATAAACTATCAAAGGTATTATTGCCCGATGCAAAATTGTCGGTTGCAAAAACTATTGAGTCGTTAGCAAATGAGAAAGCGAGAAAACTAAATGGCAAAATTAAAAAAGGGTAGAATAAAGATACACATTTGTGAGACATGCCACGGAAACGGGTATGTCAGAGTTGCAAAACTTGAGGGTGACCCAAGTGTAGATTTTAGAGATAGAAGCGAAGTTCATCAATGTTGGGACTGCGATTCGGAAGGGGAGTTTTATGAAACGATTGATGATAATCTTATCGATGATGGTAATTCTAACAGCGTGCACTAAACTTGAGTTTGATGGGTTTGACCCAACAACTGCAACGGTCAGGTGGATTATAAAACAAAATTTTAGTGTAGAAAAGGACGAGCTCCAGGTGAAAAAAAACTGCCAAGCGCTAAACACCTCTGGAGGTTACAGATCGGGATGCTAAAACCTACCCTGAGTATTCGAGCCTTTGGCGACTCGTTAGTACGTGCACGGAAAGCGAGCGTTTGATGATTCCAGAAACAGATAGAGCATATATTGCAGGACTCTTTGATGGTGAAGGTAGTATCTATTACAAGAAAGTCAAAGAAAAGAAAAAGAAACACAAAGGTCAAAAGGGTTACCGATATGCTAATGCATGGCGTATTAGTATGGAAATAACTATGACTGATAGATCTGTTATAGAGTGGGTCCATGAAGTATTAGGATGCGGAACCTTCAACCACAAACCACGTAAAGGTTTGCGTAAAGATGGAACACCTTATTTAAAACAATACAAATGGCGTTGTACATTTAGAGATGCATACTTTGTGTGTTTGTTAATCTGGCCTTGGTCACATACCAAACTACCAAAGATTAACCAGATACTTGAACACTATGCTGATAATGGTAAAGTGATGAATGGAAAAGTTGTTAGTTTACAAGAGTATAAGGAGGCAATGAGTTTAGAATGATGTTAAAATTTTATTTATGGGTGATGGGTTGGTCTGGTAAAATCAACACGTGGGCTTGGAACAAACAAGCGAGTATTATTAAGAGTCAACAACGAAAAGAGAATGAGGAATATTTAGAGGAGTTGAAGAAGAAACTATGACACCCGGTCAAGCGTTAGGTATGTTATTTGTAGGAGTGATCGCTCTATCGATCGGGGCTGGTGTAGCCTATGTGATATTAAGAAAGGTTTATAAAGAAATTCACCGATCAAAAAGGAGATTTGACGATTTAGAATGAAAACTAGAATACATGTCAATCAACACAAGATTAGAAGTAATCTTAAACATAATTTAAAAGAACCAGTCATCACGGTCAAGACGTCTAAGTCTAATACGTATGCTCATGAGGTCAGTATCAAAGGACCTAGTAAAGTTATTTATAGTCCGGATAAACCATTGTCTTGTGGTGCGAAAGTGTGGATTGAAACAGAGTCAGAGGTCATGGTCATATGATGAGTGATGAGGATATAAAAGAATACCATAACATTGGTCGAGCGATCAAGCATAGTGATAAATATACCTATGTCGATGCCTCACGGATCGAGGACCACGGAACACGGCTCTATGATGTAAATGGTGCTAGACTTCCTAGCGTAACTACTATATTGGGCAAGACCAAAGATCAACAATTTATAAAAGATTGGAAGGCAAAAGTCGGTGAAGCAGAAGCAGAACGAATCAAAAACTTATCTAGTAATCGGGGGACAGCTATGCACAAATTCCTGGAGCACCATATCACAGGAGTGGGCTACGATGATCTTACAGCAATCGGACAAGAGGCGAAAGCCATGGCCGAGAAAGTTATTGATGTGGGTCTTACGCCTGTGGAAGAGTGGTATGGTTCCGAAGTTACGTTATATTATCCGGGTTTATACGCAGGCTCGACAGACCTTGTCTGTTTACACAATGGTCTTGAAACTGTTGTTGACTTCAAACAAGCTAATCGTCCGAAGAAGAAAGAATGGATCGAAGATTATTATCTGCAAATCGCAGCTTACGCCATGGCCCATGACTATGTCCACCAGTCAAGAATCGAGCAGGGAGTTATCATGGTATGCACGCCTGACCTATATTATCAAGAATTTGTCGTAAGTGGGGCAGAATTAAGGCAATATAAACATAAGTTTTTGAAGAGATTGGACATGTATCATGACCTAATCTTTGATGAAAAAGAGAAAGCAAAAGTAAATATTAACCCGGAGGATTTTTTTAATGGAGCGTAAAGGCAGAATACATGGGTATTACTACGATGGTGAGACTCAATGGGTAATGTACGAAGATGAAGATGGCTATATAGAAATGAGAGAAATGGAGGACGATGATGAACAATAAACTTAGAATGGTTCTAAAGAAGAAATACGAAGCTGAGATAGAAGATGCAAAGTATAAGATTGAATGCTTCAGTCAACAAGAACTTATTATACCTGAACACCCAGATATTACAGGTGAGGTAGATAAATTGTTGAGTAAAATATCTGCTGCTGAAGACAAGTTGGCAGTAATGGAGCTACATTATGACAAAAATGTGGCAGATAAAAACGTACTATAAGATTCTGTGACAGATTACAAAAAATATTTTTTTATCTCCGAAAAAAAGTGTCCAAGTGTACTTTTGACTGTTTTTCAGCATAAAATATAGCGTTTTATGGTACACTTTTTAGTACACTTTTTATTTTTGGTACACTTTTTAATGTACCATCAAATTTCGGTTCACGCGCGCGAATGCATATTTTAAATAAAAAAATCTGTGATATAAACTTATATGCCTAGGAAAAGACGAAAAGCAATAGCCTCAATAACTCCCGACATACCTTATCCTAAAGTCCGGGTGGAGTGGATCGACTGCGTGAGCGACTCGGGCTGGGCTACTGACAAGGAGTTTGATAAAATGAAGTTAGCACGACCTGTGAACGAAGGTTGGTTGTACTCAAAAGATAAAAACTCTGTAAAACTATTTGCGTCTTACGACAGGGAAGATGATGGTAGTTTTAGTTTTGGGGATCGGACGATGATTCCTCGGGCTTGGGTGAAGAAGATTCAGAAACTTTAGATGGAGTCACATCAATTATCTGTCCATAATCGTTTAAGAGTTGTTTCATTTTTGCTTCTAATTCCTGTTCTGACATATCTTCTAATTTTCCAGTTTTTATTATTTTTCTGTCTATGTATAATCCTGCTGCCTTGCCTCGATTTGCTTCAGCATTTACAGCAGAAGAGAAAGAACCCTTCTTCAAAGCAGCTTCTCTAAGTCTTGCAAGTTCTGCAACATGACCTTCATAAGTCACTTCATGTTTTCGTAATCTTTCTTCTTTCAATTCACCAATATACTTGACTACAAGTGGTGATAATCTGGGGTTACACAATTCAGAGCCTTCTTGTCTTGCACGTTTAGGACTATATCCAGCAGCGAGCGCTGCTTCTGTTTGAGTCATTGGTCCCTCTGGTCCACCAAATACTAAAAACTCAGCGAACCTTTGTTGCATTTCTGTTAATCTTTTTGGTAATCCCATGTTGACAATTTAAGGTAACATGTTAAGAAAGTCAATAATGAACAGGTTGGATAAATAATGTTTGTACGACACCTGCAAGAGTACTTAACTAAATTTACAGAAGGGCGTAATTTTAAACAAGGTAACGCCGTAAGTAATGCTAGAATATATATTGCGATGCCGAACGGCTACCTAGAAGAGATAAGACGAATTGAAGTACATGAAAGCACCCGACCTGGTGATACTTCTGTTCGTGTTGTTTTGAAACCAAACAAGGAAGAAAAACTTATTTTACCTCCTGGATACGTTAAAGATTATTAATTTTAAAACACAGGAGTTACCTTGAAAAACGCATGGGACCAGAGCGTAAATTATATCAAAAACTTAAAAAAGATATTCCTTCTATTTCGTGGATTAGACTTGAAAACCTTAGTCTATCCGGCACTCCTGATCTATTGGGCTACAATACTTCTGGCACCTTTTTCACAATAGAACTAAAAGTTACGAAGAGTAACAAGGTACGCTTCAGTCCACATCAAATTGCCTTCCATGTAAAACATCCGAAGAATACTTTTATCTTGGTCCAGCACCTCGGTTCAGGGTGCTTGAAACTTTTCCGTGGTTCTCAGATCTTGGAGCTTGAAGCTTGTGGCTTGGAGCTTGATGCTTGCTGCTTGGGGCTTGAAGCTTGTGGCTTGTGGCTTGAATCTTTAGGAAAGAAAAAACCATAACGCTGCAAGTCCGGTTAGACCCGTCACCCGGATATTTATGCTGGTCTACTTGCAGCGCCTCGGCGGCCCTATTGGGCGGCCCCATAAGTGAGGCGTCACCTGTATCCTGCTGGGCCTTGGGTATCGCTATTTCAATTTTTTTCACTACAGCAGTCGCAGCGCTGGTCCGTGAGCTACGGCCACTTGCTTTTTCTGGATCAATCCCCCGACTGCTCCGGAACAACGCGATTACACTGTATCCTATAATATCCCTCATGTCAATGATTATTTTTGCTTGGAGCTTGTAGCCTCAAGCGCAGCTTGAGGCTTGGTGCTCGCAGCTTGTTGCTTCAGGCCCGGACCAGTCGCACGCCTGCTTGGAGCCGTCGCTCTTGTTGGGCTAATGGCCTGGTCCGTATTACGCTTGCGTAATTCTTTATAATAATTTGGGTGTCTAAGTAACATAAACAGATTCAACCTCTTTGTCTGGAAATTTTTCTTTGAGCTGCTTCAAGGCTTCCTGTTCCATCTCGTATAGGTCCAGGGTTATGTCACCCGTTTCTTCATCTACAGCATAATATATATTTTGTTTTAGCATAATTTAATGTTTGTGATATCTTATAGTTTTTATTTCAGGATCCCAGCATTTTCTGCAATCCTTGCATTCGTTGTCTTGAAGAGACGCCGGGCAATTAAAATCTTTGTCTACTACCTCTGAGCTGTTCGGCCACGACGCATGCGCCCGCTGGTTCACCATGGGCGCGCTGAATCGTATGACTAAATTGTTTGGCTTGTGCTGCAAGTGCTTCTTGATCCAGGCTTCACGAGTCGGTAACCAGTGACGCTTGTCAGGTGTTAACCTGCAGACTGCGTAGATCTTCTTGAGGTGATCTAAGTCCTGGACGTCGCCGCTGTCGTGCCATCTAAACACGTCCGGCTTCTTGCTGTTGATCAGGTGGGCCATAGCGTCAACCCATTGCGGATCTTTAATTGCTTCCAGCCTTCTGTATTGCGCATCTTGCACAACCTGAAAAACATAAC